TTTAATTGAAATAAAAATTAAAACAAATCAATAATTAAATATAATATGGACTTATCAAAACTAACAATGAAGGAACTTATTTCTTTAAGAAATAAAATTGAAGGACTTATTCATTCATATGAAGATGGGTATATCTACATTTGCTCTGTTCGTCAGTTTGGTAGTGTTTGGGAAGAAAGACCTAAAAGTTTACATTCATTAAGGGAGCTTTGTAGCGAATATAATGGAGATAATGGTATTGTTGATGTATATACTAACAACCCAAATTTGAGGTTTCCTGAAATGGAATTTTATAACTATGGGGATGTTATGTATATTCGTTCAGAAGGTGATTACAGACAATGGATTGAGTATACTAAAAGAAAAAACCTAATTGAGGATGTAACGAAACGACTTGATGAATGGGATGAGAGTAAAAATTTACCATTTAAATACCGTCCATCTTTTGCCCCAATATGGACAAGAGAAGATGTTAGTGAATGGGTTACAGAATTTGAGAATGCAAATTGGGATTTTACCCCACCAAACTCAATGAAGTCGGATGATTTTAATGAAGATAATATAGAATCATAATATGGAAAGAAAATTAGCAAGTGTTAGAGTTATCGGGGATATCCAAAGAATCCCTGATGCTGATATGATTGAATTGGCCATCGTTGATGGTTGGAAAGTTGTTGTTGCTAAGAATGTTGGTCATAAGGTAGGTGATAAAGTTGTTTACTGTGAAATTGATTCATTCTTACCAATCAGAGACGAGTTTGAATTCTTAAGAAAGAGTTCACACAAAAAGATGGGTGACCAAGAAGGTTTCCGTTTAAAAACTATTAAACTTCGTGGTCAAGTATCACAAGGTTTAATTTTACCTTTATCTGTTTTAAAAACTACTGATATTCCTATGATGACAACATCAAAACAAGAATGGGGTATTCAGTATGAAATGTTTGCAGAAGATGGTTTTCCTATGGTTGGAATTGGTGATGATGTTACTGAAATATTAGGTATTGTTAAATACGAACCACCAATCCCTGCAGAACTTACAGGAAAAGTAAAAGGATTGTTTCCATCTTTCTTACGTAAAACCGATGAAGAGAGAGTCCAAAACTTGGCTAAAGAATACCAAGGATACAGATTCACCTCCGCTCATAAATTCTACGTAACTGAAAAGTTGGACGGTTCTTCAGCAACATTTTACTTTAAAGATGGTGTATTTGGAGTGTGTTCTCGTAATTTAGAATTAACTGAAAGTGAAGGAAATACTTTTTGGAAAGTTGCTCGCGAATTAAAGTTAGAGGAATTATTAGGTGAATTAGATAACAATATCTGTTTGCAAGGTGAGTTAATTGGGGAAGGTATTCAAGGAAATCCGTACAAAATTAAAGGTCAAACAGTTCGATTCTTTAATGGTTTTAATATAGACACTCAAGAGAATATTCCATTTTTAGAGTTTGTTGAGTTAGTTCAAAAAATGAAATTAAAAACGGTTCCAATATTAGACTTTGAATTTAATTTACCTGACACGATTGATGATATGTTAGAATATGCCAACCAAAAGTCCGAATTAAATTCTAACTTTGATAGAGAAGGTGTGGTTGTTCGTTCTTACGATAGAAGAATTAGCTTTAAAGCAATTAGTAATAAATTTTTATTAAACGAAAAATAATACTATATTTGCAACATGTTAGAATTGTTGAACAAATATTACGAGGATGGGTTGGTGACAAAACAAGTTCATCCAACTCTTCCTTTGTCTATATGGAACTACACCCCAAAAGTACAATATGGTCTTTTATATAATCAATACGCTTTATGGGATGAGGTAACTACTCAAGCAAGAGGTTTAGTTGTTGATGAAAATAGTAACGTTGTTGCAAGACCATTTAAAAAATTTTTTAATATAGAAGAAAAAAGATTCACACCAACTAAAGAATTTGATGTGTATGAAAAAATGGATGGTTCTTTAGGTATATTATTTAACTATGAAGGTGAATGGATATTTGCATCTAAAGGTTCTTTTACTTCAGACCAATCAGCCGAATTCAAAAAAATATTTGATGAAAAATATTCGACTAATTTATTAGACTTTTCTTGTACTTATTTGTTTGAAATATTATATCCTGAAAATAGAATAGTGGTTAACTATGGTGATTTAAGAGATGTGGTATTATTAGGTAAAATAGTAACTGAGTCTGGTGAAGAACTTGACGTGGAATCATATCGGAATAACTTTAATGTTGTTAAAAAATATGATGGAATAACTGATTACACTTTTTTGAAAAAAATGGTTGCCGATAACCATGAAGGTTTTATAGTAAAATTTTTTAATGGAAATAGAATAAAAGTGAAAGGAGAAGAATATCTTCGATTACATAAAATAATGACTAACATATCAACTACTTCTGTTTGGGAAGTTTTAAGTAATCAAGGAGATATAGGTGAATTATTAAATGATGTTCCTGATGAATTTTATGATAAGATAAAATCTTATGAAAAGGATTTAAAATACCATTTTCATCAAATAAATGAGTATTGTGGTAAACTACATGATGGTTTTAGATATGGTAAGTATGGTGATGTTGACCCTGAACCAACTAAAAAAGAATTTGCAGAATTTGTTATGAGAAATGTAACAAAAACTGGTTTACGTCCTGTACTATTTGCTATGTGGGATAAAAAACCATATGACTACATAATATGGAGATTATTAAAACCTGAGTTTAGAAAACTATAAAAGTATGACGAAAAGTCATACTTTTTTTTTTTATAAAGTATTTATTAAGTAAAATTACTTAAATGGTTAGTATAGAAATTATTGTTGCCTTTATTACAGGTATATTTGGACCTTTAACGGTTATATTTATAAGACATTTATTAGAAAAAAATAAGAAAAAACCTGACATGGTTCATGATACACTTAGAGTCAGTGAATTAATAAATCAAAAAATAGAACACATTAGAGAAGAGTTTAATGCCGATAGAGTATGGGTTACACAATTTCATAATGGAGGTAATTTCTACCCGACAGGAAAATCTATGGCTAAGTTTTCAGTTATGTATGAATCTGTAGGTTCAGGAGCGTCATCCGTACAGTCAAATTTTCATAACATACCCGTTAATCTATTTTCAAAATCAATAAATCAGTTATTACATAACGATGTTATAGAAATTCCTGATTATAAAGACGAATCAATTGCAACATATGGTTTAAAATATATTGCGGAAGATACGGGATGTAAATCAGGTTATCTATTAGCAATAAAAACAATTGATGACAAATTTATTGGTACATTAGGTTTAGACTTTATCAAGAAAAAAACTAAGCTTGATATAGAATCTATAAATCATTTAGAAGTTCACGCATCTCAAATAGGAGGCGTTTTAATGACCCATTTAGAACAATAAAATAAATCTCTATATTTATTAGAGATGATAATTTATATTTTAGAAGGACCACAATTAGTAGATACTTCAAAGTACACAGGTATTAATTTTAAAGATAGAGTAGTTGGTAGTAGTACACCATCTAAAGACAAAATTAATCCATCTTTATTAGCTGATGTTGACAAAGCTGCAATAATCGCGGGCACCAAAGCAAGTGTTACAACTGCGGTTACAGGGCACAGACCTGGGTCAAGACACAATCCTGGAGGTTTGGCGGTTGATTTGGCGATGTTTGATGGTAAGGGTTATGGTAGTAAAGAGGATGCTAAAAAGAAAGGTATATATGATAAAATAGAAAAATTTGTCAAAGCCTTAGAAAGTATGGGTTATAAGGTAAATTCAGAAAGGGGGAATGACAAGGCTGTTTTATGGTTTGGTTTTCCTAATCACCATCATCATGTTCATGTCTCAAGACTATCGGATGATGGAACCTCAACTTCATCTTCATCCTCATCAGAAGATTCTGATAACAATTCCGATGATAGTAGTGAAACTACAAAAACAACAACCTCACCACCTCCAACAGACAGTAAACCAAAGGGTTTGGATTTCAACACCCTTGGGTTGATTAGTGCTTTAGGTAGATTATCCGAAAACAAAAAAAATAAAAACATGGGTAGATTATTAAATGAAATAGAAAAAATTAATAGGATTAATAAAGTAGTTATTTCCGAAGGTGCTTTACAAGTTTCTTATCCTAAGATTGTTTTTACACCGTCTGAATCAAATTTCCAAAATACAAATAAAAATCTTTTAACTGATTTAAATTCAATTGGGTCTGAAAAAAATATTACGGTAAATATAACTGGCAGTACTCCCGATTCTGTATATGTAATTTTAAATGATGTTATAAAAAGTAAATTAACTGAAAAAGGATACGGAGGCGGTAAAACTCAAAACCCTAATAAATATTATATGGATTATAATGGGTCAATTTACGTGTTTAATAACACAGTTACTTCACAAACTACGGATTCGGCAACAACCACAACAACAACTAAATCATCAACGAGCTCAACAACTAATACAACAACTTTAAAAATAGATACTAGTAGTGCTCAAACGGCTGCCGATTCATTAATTGATTCTGTATTAAGTGGTTTTGTGGCACCATTCGCAACTTCTGAAAGTGTTGGTAATAAAAAAGAAAAACTTCTAAATGAGATTAATCGTATTAAAAAAAATATGATATAAAAAACCCCACCTTTCGATGGGGATAACCAAATTACTTAGTTTTTACCGTGTCTACTTTGTTTGTAGCAGTTGAGTCAACAACTTCACTTGTTGTACTTACACTGTCAGTTGCAGGAACTTCGTTTGAAGTTGCTCCACCTCCGCATGATGCTAACAAAACAATAAGACCACCAAAAATTAACTTTTTCATATTATTTATTGTTTTAGATACAATAAATATAGGTTTAATGTTTATAAATCAATAACCAATTAATTAATTTTTATTAAATTAATATAGAAACCAATATTTCCGAAATGACTGTTTCGGAACTTTTTTATTTTTTTTTTCTTAAAGTACTTGTCAGAAAGAAAAAAATGTTTAACTTTGTAAAACAAATCAGAAATAACTGATAACGTTCTTTTAAATAATTTAGTATTAACTTTTAAAAACTCGAAAAATGAGTGAAGGGACACAAGTTCTTGATAACTTGATTTTTTCCTACATTGGAAAAAACGGTGTTAGGTACCACACCCCAAATCCAAATTTAGCACAGGCACGTGCTAATTTTTACGAGACATACACTGTCTACGTAACTAAAGTGGAAGAGGTAGAGGGAAAATGAAAAAAGTTAACAAAGTACTTGACAATTAAAAAAAATTGTTTAACTTTGTAAAACCTTTCAGATAAAGGTTGGAATTACCGTAAAACAAAGGTCTCCTAAATCTGAAAAAAAAAGTAGAGAAAAATTTGGAAGTTTAAAAAATTGTTCTTAACTTTGTAAAACAAATCGGAAACGTCCGATAACGTTCTTTGAAATTTTAGATATCCATTCAGGAGTAGATTAAAATCTTAGGATTTGAAACTGAAACTGATAAAGATATTGGGCCGTATATAGTCCATAAAATAAACCTCGAAAGGGGGATAAAGTGGAACCATCAGTGTTAGTGGTTCTGCGGTTTGGGAAACCGAACTCGAGTATACAAGTGGGATATCAGTGAGCCTGTAGTACCGAGGATAACTTCGTAGGGAAATGGAAAACTGAATAGGCAATGTGGATTGTCTGTTTGAGGTGGGAACACCAATAAGAATAACCCATAGGAATCAAGTGAGAAATGTATTTCCAAATACATGATTGCGGGTTCCAATATGAGAGGTGACTTAAAACCGAAGGGGTAATACCTGAAGGTAAGATAGAGAACGAGTGGTGTCGCTACTATCCTTACCACAGACCCACCAAGGTCTTGGTACGAAGTAATCTTAAAATATGGAGGTAGGGATATCTCACGGAGTAGTATAGTATTCTGTTTCTCAAAAGGAAATGGAGCTTAAGGTGGACCACTACTTCGATTCATCCACGACACAAAAACTTTACTATTATTGAAGTAACATTTAAGAACATAAAGGAAAAGTGTCCATCAGGTTTTGGTGAAAGGTGACTACATAGTAATGAGCCGTTCATTGCACACAAGGACCCCAAGTCTGAGTGTAGTTTTACCAAAGACCTCTAGTCCCGCAAGGATTTATTGGGGAGGCATCCTCGAAGAGAGTTGAGTAATAAGAGAGTAACCAAAATCTCAAGGAGTGGTAAACCTAAAAGACCGTCACTGAGGAATACTTCTTAAAAGGAAGTGGATAAGAGTAGAAACAATAATGACTCTAAAGGTTCTCAATTAACAGGTGTAATCTCAGCCTTTTTTTAGCTATACATTGTTAAACGTAAAAAGGTAGTTCGTTAGTTTAAAAATGATATATTTATATATATGAAATATACAATTTACAAAATTACAAATACGTTAAATAACAAAATTTACATAGGTAAGCACCAAACAGAAAATATTAATGATAGTTATTTTGGTTCTGGTGTTTTATTAGAGAAAGCAATAAAGAAATACGGTAAAAAATTTTTCACTAAAGAAATTTTGTTCATATTCAATACCGAGAATGAAATGGATTTAAAAGAACGAGAGATAGTTACCGAAGAATTCATTAAAAGGAAAGATACATATAATAAATCCTTGGGGGGTGAAGGAGGTTCTAATTTCAAAGGAAAAAAACATACTAATGAAACTAAACAAAAATTATCAGATATTAGTAAAGGTAGAATTTTTTCTGAAGAAACAAGAAATAAAATTTCTGAAGGAAATAGAAAAAGAGTTCTTAGTGAAAGTACAAAACTAAAACTTTCCGAAAAGGCGAAATTAAGATTTCAAAATGAAGAAACGAGAAAAAAACATTCTGAAATAATGAAACAGTATTATACAAAAAATATCGTGGTGGTTTCCAGCTCGGTCTCATAAGCCGAATACGGGGGTTCGAGTCCCTCACCCGCTACTAAGTGACTCCAAACAAATGATAGGTCGGTAATTAACGATATCCCGTGAAGTTATGAGTATAAACTAACCTTCAAAATTCTCGTAAAGGTTTTTGGTGATTGTTCTGTAGTTGATAACGACCAATTTTAATCCTTAAAAATTAATAAAAAATGAATTCTACCTTGAGGTGTCAATCCAAAGACTGAAGAAGTTTGAGAAAAAAATTGGTAAGGGACCTCTTTTTAGATGTGGGTACTATGATAACCACAGTGTTTAGGTCTTAAAACGGAAAACACATAAAACAAATAGTCGTGAATACTAGTCACCACCCAACGTCACAGGGTTCTGTAGTTGTCTCACTAACAACTCGGTAGGTTTAGATTCCTAGGACAAACAAGAGGGAAGAACTAACGTAATGTTAAATTCTTCCCTCTTTTTTTTATTTTATATTAATTCATAAGGTAGACTTGCTCATTCAAAACATTATTGTGACAACTTTTAAATCTTAGTTTTTGTATTTATTATTATGAGAAATATTTTAGCACTTTTAACCTACCTAATTAGTTTTGTCGGTTTCGGACAATACTGTCCATATTTAGGTCCTGACCAATTATTACCTTGCGGGTCCAACTCAACAACACTTACCGCGGACTTAACCCAATGTGGAGTTGGGGGTATTAATCCAAATCAAACAACAAATTATAATGTAACAAATATACCTTACGTTGCTCAAGTAAATAACGGTACTAATTTAACAATGACCGATGATTCCCAACAGGGTCCGTTTAATATAGGTTTTAATTTTTGTTTTTTTGGTACGACGTATACTCAATTTTGGATAGGGTCTAACGGATGGATATCTTTTTCGCCAAACCAACCAACAACATTTACTTCTCAATCAATACCAACAACTAATGGCTTAGTACCAAAAAATTGTATAATGGGTCCTTGGCAAGATTGGCACCCTGGAATTGGTGGTCAAATAAAATACCAAGTTCAAGGAGTTGCACCTTGTCGTAAATTAATTGTTAGTTGGGTTAATATGCCAATGTATTCATGTACTTCTAATCTTGGTACGTTTCACATTATAATTTATGAAACAACTAATATCATAGAAAATCACATTCAAAGTAAACCTGCATGTCTACAATGGCAAAATGGAACTTCTGTTGAGGGTATCCATAATTTAGCAGGTACAATTGGGATAACAGTACCAGGAAGAAACTCAACCGCTTGGGTTGCACAAAATGATTCTTGGAGATGGACACCTTCAGGACCTGTAGTGACTCCGACATTAACTTGGTATCAGGTTGGTAATCCTATACCAATAGGGACGGGTCCATCAATAACGGTTAACCCACCTGCCGCGGGAGCGAGTTACACCTGTCATTTTGTATATCCGACATGTAATGCAGGATGGGTAACATGTAATGGTTCACTTGGTTTAGGTCCTGATACTGTATTAGTTGTTCCTGGTCCACCTAATTTACCTTTACCAACCATAATATCTAATGAACCAACTTGTAACGGGTATTGTGATGGTAGTCTTATAATAACTCCGAATGGAGGTAATGGAGCTCAAACAATTTCATGGAATGGACCCCAATCTGGATTCAATCCAAACAACCTATGTTCAGGGAATTATGTTTTTACTTTAACAGATGCTTTAGGGTGTACAATAACAAGTAACGTTACATTAATGGACCCTCCACCACTAATTATAAACCCTATTGTTGGTGAGGATACTATATGTATTAATTCTATTAGTGATTTTTATAACACAACAAATTTAATTACGGGTTTAAATTATGTTTGGTCAACAACCAACGGAATTATTAATAACGGACAAGGAACAAATCAGATTACTGTTGACGTTAATGGTACCCAATCAGGTTTTTACAATAACATGATAACTGTATACGGTATTGACGGAAACGGATGTCAGTCTCAAACAGAACTAATCGATATAACTATTTTTAATCTTACACCTTTTATAAATCCTGTCGGTCCATTCTGTTCTTATGACGAATTTGTTACTTTAGAATCATCACCTATTGGTGGTTATTATACAGGAAATGGTGTTATAAATAATGATTTTTTTCCCATAAATGCGGTTGGTAATAATCTTATAACGTATACTTACACACAAAGTGGATGTTTGTTTACAACAACCGAGACAATTATTGTTTACCCACAACCGATAATTGAAACCTTAACACCGTCAAACCCATTTTTTGAAGTTTGTATGGGAGATTCGGTTAACATCAATTTTGAATTGACATCAAATCCTCAAGGAATTAATCAATGGTCATTTATTGATAGTATTTATAATACCCAAGCATACAATCAAACTTTTAGTAGTGAAGGAACTTATATAATTTCAGTTACCACAACAACAAACGGATGTATTTCTAACCCAGAACAAACTACAGTTATTATTGACGAATGCCCTGAAGAGTTGATATATATACCAAACTCATTCACACCTGATGGAGATGAACATAACAATATATGGAAACCTGTATTTACATCAGGACTTGACCCATATGATTTTAGAATGGAAATCTATAATAGATGGGGAGAATTAATATGGGTTAGTGAAAACCCTTTAGTTGGGTGGGACGGTACTTTTAATGGTAACTACTGTCAAGACGGTGTCTACTTATGGAAGTTAGAATTTGGTATACCCGAAAATGACGGAAGAAAAAAAATGTTTGGACATTTAACAACTTTTAGATAAAACAATAAACCCCATCCTGAAAAGGTGGGGTTTTTTAATTGGTGGAGGTATGCGGAGTCGAACCGCGTCCTGCTCACATTACCTACTAAGGACTACACGCTTAGGTCAACATTTGAGCTAATGTTCCGAAATTTCACAATTCCCTTATTTTTAAAGTGGTTCGGTTTACTGAGAACTAATCCTCCACTTGTTCCTTTTCGGGTAGAAACCACACCTTTGTAAAGACTTCTGTTCCTGGGTTATATGTCCACCGACCCGAAGGTTTCGCTTAATCTGATTAAGCTACCGCCACTTCCTCAGTACGAACAAGTCCTACTGCAGAAAGTTTGTTGATAACGTTGCCGTTTATCGATTTTGAACCATTTTAACAAGGTTAGATTCATCCTTGACGTGCCCCGAGTAACTAACTATGACAGTCAATTTCCAAGGTTACCCCCATATGTTAAAGAACTTTTGTTTTACAAATATACAAAAAAAATCCTTATTATCAAATTTTTCAATATTTATTTGTATAAATATGTCAGAACAGGAAGAACTAAAAAATGATGCCTATAAAGGTAGTAAAATCTTATATGAAGATGATAATATTATCTTCCTGAAATGTCTTTCCTATGAATCCGCAAAATATTTTGGACCTCCATTCTTATGGAAAAAATGGAACACTCATAAATACGGTGACACTTTTATAGTTGTTGATAAAAAAGGTAACGATTGGTCCCCGACAAAATCTTATGTTATTAGTGTTAGTGATTATGGTACACATTATTTAGATGATGAAGACCAAGAAATTAAAACATCAACTTTTTTTCATTGGTTCCCACAAATAGAAAACCTTGTTTATAAAACAATTCCAGCACAAAATATTTACCAAATTTTAAAAAAAATAAAAAATGGTGAAGAATACTCAAGTCACACATTAAATAGGTATGATGATTTAATTAGTGGTTTTCGTTTTAATAAAAATTCACCTGGTAAAAGTATGGTACAATTAACATTTGACTATAATGAAGATTATTTTAAATTATTTGACTTGGGTGAAGGTGATATTTGGTTTTTAAGAAATTTGTTTTCTTATTATGATAGTGATATGGGATTTTACCAATCTGATTATGCCTACGAAGATTGGGGGAATGGTTATTTATTGTATGAATTTAACGAAGAAAATAGACGTAAAGTTTTGGAGATAATGTCATTTTTTAACCCAAATTTAAATAAAATGGAGGACTCAACAAACCCTCAAATTGCCAAATTACTAATTGGTACATTCCAAAGACAAACTGAAAATATTGTTGATGATTACCAATCAGAAAAAGAATCGTGTATGTCAAGAACCGCTCAAAAAGAAATAACTGATGACTTAAAAGATAAGTTTACTAATTATGGTATTTTTGAAAAAAATATGTTTAATAAATATGTGACAACGGTCAATGTTTTATTATCTCTTTATAAGAAATATGGAGACCACGATTTAACAATACAGGAATTAATGAGTAAATTAGCTCATGAGTTTAGTGTTGGTCCTTATGAAGAATATATGTACGAGTATGGTTGTGATGATTTTGATAGTGAATCATTTAATAATTACGTATCAGGTCAACTAGATAAAATATTAGAAGAAATTGAGGAGAGCGACAGATTTAGTAATTTAGAAGAATTTAAAAAGGTTAGTAGCGAAGTCCGTAAAAATTACGACTTTGATAAATGGTACTCAACCCCAAAAGATAAATCCTTAAAATTCAATATTAGGTTTATAGACCCATTCACAAATAAAATTACAATAGTCACTCAAAGACAATTCGAATCCACTCAAAACAGGAATCTAACTCTTGATGAGTTTAATTCTTTTTTATATAATTTGGAATTATTTGAAAGAAAATTTTTGAAATCCCGAAAAAAGTTGTAACTTTGTAATATGCAAAGAGATTACGAATTATTAAAGAGTGTTTTGTCCGTTCCATCTAAAACGTATCAAGAAGAACGTATGATTAAATTCCTAACCGAATGGTTAACGGAAAACAACTTCCCATTTTTTGTTGATAAAATGAACAACATCTATGTTACAAAACAAACAGATGAAAATATTGAGTATTTTCCTTGTGTAGTTGCACATACGGATACCGTTCATAATATTGACACGATTAATATACGTGAAGGTAATTTACCAAACGCTCAGAATGTTTTAAAACCC